GGATTAATGAACCGCTATACCGAGTACCGGGGCTAGCGAACCCGGCGTGCTCGGATAAAGCCGTTTACCGTCATCGTGCTCACGGTGAACGTCGACTGCACCACGCAATAGGTCGTCGTCGTGCTCGATAGACTGATCCGCACCGTCGGCGTCACGACGACTTGAGCGGCGCCAGCCGGGAAGCTGCTGGCGAGCTGCACATAACCGCCCACATTGGAACCCGGCAGCGTCGCCGACGTCGTGGTGACGCCAGCCGCGAGAATCGAAGGCACTGTCGATCCTGCCGGCGCGAACGTCGGCGTACACGACACATCCCAATCCCCCGCCGTCAAGCTCGCGCTCGTCGCGTTCGCCGTTGTCGCCGTCGACAGCGACGTGCCCGCCGTCGAATTCGTGATGTATTCGCCGATCGCGCCTGCGCTCGCGTTGTTGTTCGTCGGCGTGCCAGTAATGCCGACGGTCGAGACGGGCGTGATCGCGCCGGTCGCCATCGTCAGCCCGCCGGTAACGCCGACCCCGCCGGATGAAACCGTAAGCGCCGGTGTCGTCACCGTGCCGGTGAACGTCGGCGAAGCGAGCGGCGCACCACCGAGCGCAGTGAGCGCGGCGCCAGCCGACGTCTGCCCGGTGCCGCCGTTTGCGATCGGCAGCGGGTCGGCGATGAACGAATATGCACCCGCGCCAGTTCGCTTGATAAAGCCTGTCGACGCAAAGCCGCTGATGTTGTCGAGCGCCGGGCCGCCGGCCGCGCTCGCGCCGGTCCCGCCGTGGTTGACGGCAAGCGTACCGGTGACACCGGTCAACGGTACACCACCCCAAAGCGGCGCCGTCGTCGGCCCCGTCGACAAGATGGCTTGCCCGCTCGTCGATCCGGCCGGGTTCAGAAGCTGCACTGGCGTCGTTGTCGCCGCGAACGCAGCGAACGAAAGAAGCGCGAATGCGCCGGCAAAGATTCGTTTCATGGGGTTTCTCATTTCGCAGAGGGTTTCCAGCCGCAGATCTTCGCGCCGGTCAGGTTGTGCGCCAGGATCGCTTTGGCCGTGTCATCACTGAGCACGTCCGACTTGCTGACATAGATCGGCTTGACCCAATCACAGCCGGTGTCGACGATCTTGGTTTGCGTGACGATCTTGACGTCGGGCGGCGGTGCTTCAGCCGCGGGTCCAGTCATTGAGCAACTGCTTTGCAGCGTCGCCACTAGGCTGACTAGCAATAGGCGTTTCAACATTTTCACGTTCCTTTAGCGCCACGGCGCCGGCTTGTGCTGCGGTTGCGTTCGCTTGTGCGGCGGCGTCTTGCACTTGCGCCGCTTGCGTCTGCGCTTGCGCGGCGACGGTTTGCGCTTCGGCTGTTTTCTGTTCGGCTGCGGCCTTCGTCGACTTCGCGCTGAGATGCGCGAACACGCCGAATAAGATGCCTACGCCAGCTACCAGAAACGGCCAGATACTTCCGAGCAATGCGAGCATGGCTAACCCCTGTCAGTTAAAGCGTCTTTCGCCAGCGCGAGCAGCGCGAGCCGGTCGACATATCCGTTCATCCCACCGTTGATCCGAAGCGTGATGCGCCGGAAGTCGCCGACGTCTGCAAGTTCGTTGCAGCCGTGCGTGTTCCAAAACCATGCGGCCGACAGCGCGGCGTTCGCCGGCTGCTCAAGCAGCTGCGGTTGCTCGATGAAATCCACACCGAGCGCGTCGCCGACTGCTTTGTAATTCGTGCGACCGGTGATCTGAATCAGCCCCCGCCCGAGATACCGCTTGCCGTCGCCCGGCTGCGTGTTGCCGAGATCCGCGCGGCCTTCATAGCGGATCTGCGCGGGCGTCGGCCCCCACAACTCGCGCACATACAGAAGCCGCCCGCTTTCGTGCCCGATCTGCGCGAGGAACGCAGCCTGGCGCGCGTCGGTGTCGATCGCCCAAAGTGCCATCGCCGCGGTGATCGGGTCGGCCCATTCCTGCGTGCGCGCGACATTGACGCCGATCGCAGCGGCGAGTGTTTGCGGCGTCACTGCGTAGGCCCGGCCTTGTCAGGGTCGGTCTTTTGAACCGACGTATATCGGACCAGCACCATCAGCGCGAACGCGGCCATCGTTGCGTAGCGCGCGACACCGGCCGGCAATGCGGCTTTCATGTCGGCCGGAATGAAGTTCCATGCCTGCACGATTGACGGCCCGAAGCCGGTGAGCGCCGTGAATACAAGACCGAGAATCACCGTGCCGCGCTTGTGCAGCGACCGCCAGTTGTCCGCGAGTGTGATTTTCATTTCGCCCATCTCCGTATCCCCGGCGTGTTGCCGGCAGTGTTCAGTAGCAATTGATCGTTGAGCTTGTCGACTTTCGTGTTCGTGTCTTTCACATCCGAACCGATGCTCTTGAGCTGCGCGTTGATGTCGCTGCGCTGCTGGTCGATCGTTCGCTCGATACGGTCGAAGTGTTTTTCCTGCTCGATGTCGTGAATCTCAAGTGACGACACCCGGCCGAGCAGCCCGATGTACACGACGACAAGCGCGACGGCCGCGCCGATGACACCGGTCGCGAGCGTCTGCAGGTTGATGGACGTGTCGAGCCAGTGGCGTTTCTGTGCGTCACTCATGGCGGGCCCCGATTACGACGCGCGCGACGCAGCGCGTTCGGCGGCGCCGGCAGCTTGCGCGGCAGCGATAGCCGGGTCAGTCGGCACTGGCGCCTGCTGCACTGCTGCCGGTTGCGGTGCTTCGGCCGGCTGCTGTTGCGTGGCAGCGCGTTGCTTCTGATCGAGCATCTGCAGCGTTTCGAGCGCGCCGTTGAGCGCGGCGAGCTTCTTCTCTTCCTGCTCGCGCGCGGCGTGGAATTCGTACAATCGCGCCTTGCTCTGTGCGATCTGTGCGGTGATAAAGTCGATGTCGTTTTGCATTGTTGTTTCCTTTTAGAATGCGTGGTCCGCTGCGGTCAGATCGAAATAGCCGCGGCGGTCAAACGTCGAGCCGTTGTAAACCCAAAGTTCGATCTTGTTTTGCGCAGCGTTGAATTGGAAAAACGAGAAGCTGCCGAAGCCGAGCCGTTGATCGCGCATGTGAATCGCGCACTGGTTCGCAGCCGCGCCGTAAGCCGCACTGGCTTGCGGTCCGACGTCAAGCCCGATGCCACCCGGCGTGATGCCGGTGCCGTCGGTCGACGCGCCGTACTTAAAATTGATCAGCGTCGCCGGTTGCGCCTGGATATCGATCCCGATGTGATCGATCGAGAACGTCTTCATGTAGATGCCGGTGCGCCACATATTCGCGACGCTGCCGCTCGCGATGCCGCTCGCGAACGTGTTTTTATTCGGCCCGAAAGAGATATTCCAGTCGCCGCAAGTGAACGGCGCCGTCGTCGGAAACGCGTCGTTGTATACGTAATCGCTACCGGAATAATTGAACGTGTCGTGCTCGAATGAGGTCGCGGTAACGTTGTGGTTATGCGCCCATGCTTCCGAATACAAACCCCAAATAGCACCCGCGGTGATACCGTGCGCCGAGCCCGACAACGCGACCGACTGCGCGGCGCCCGACGTCGAATGGTCTTCGAGATAGTTGTAATTCGTGGTGAGCCAGCCCGTACCGCCGGCCGCGCGCTTGAGCGCGTTGTACTTCAGGAAGATCAGGTGCGCGGCATCGTCGCCGACAACCGACTGATCGACGCGCTGCGTGTACGACGTCGCCGTCACGCCGTCGGTCGTCGGGTTCGCGTCGGTGCCGTGCCAGATGCTATGCCGCTTGCCGACGTTCGGCGTCGAGTTGTACGCCATCGTCGCGGCGTGGTGCGCGAGCTTGCCCGGCCCTGTGAGCGACGCGCCGCTCGCGAAGCGCCAGTTGACGGTGCCGGCGCCCGCGGCGACGTTCGTCGCGAGATAGTACGAACCCGCCGGCACGTCGACGTCGAGCACCTGGCCCGCGGCCGTCGAGTTACAGATCGCTTGGAACGCGATCGTGTCATTCGACACGCCGTCACCGATGGCGTTAAACGGTGCGTCTTTCGCGTTCGCGATGAAATTGATTCGGTTGAGCAGCTTCGTGCCGGCGGCGACCGATGCGTCGAACACGCTGCCGGTCGACGGCAGATAGATCGAAAGCGCCGAGCCGCCGCGCACGTACACTCGTTGGACGCCGACAGGGATCGCGGCGGTGAACGTGAGCACGGCGCCGGTGAGCGACTGAAAGTTTTCCGGCCCTTGGTACGCTGCGTCGAAAAATACTTCGATGTTGGCGAGCGAACCCGGCGCGCGCGACAAGACGAGCGAGTTAGACACGCCCGACGTAAAGTCGATTCCGCTGGTGAAGGTGTCGGTGCGCATGTCACCGGCGCCGACACTTGCCGTGATCGGCAGGGTTTCGAGATTACCGAGCGCATCGAAGCCAAGGATCGTATTCGCGCGTGCGGCGCTCGACGGTAGCTCTGCGGTCGATGTGTCAGACGCGCCGACGACGATCGCCCGGCTGACGACTTCGGCGACCTGCTGGATCTGGATCGTCGCGCGATCCACCATGTCTTCGATGATCTCGGGGTAAAACCCCCCGCTATTCGTGATGTCCGTCTGCTGTTCGATCGGCAGATCGCCGAGCACGACCAGCTTGTAAGGCGACGGTAATGCCGAGCCGGTGATCGGGTAGGTGATCGTACCGCCCGGCGCGTCGGTCTGATTCGGGTTCAGTGTGACCGAGTAATCAGAGTCGAGCGTGAGCGTCGTCGAAGTACCGTTCGAATCGATCAGTTGCAGCTCAACGTCGGTCTTCGCGAAGATCTTGAAGCCGAACGGGAAAACAGTGGTTACCCCGTTACCGATGAAAGGGCCGGCTTTTCGTGTTGTGCTGGAAATGGTCAAAGCGGGCACTCCTATGAATGCCCGCAATTTTCCTTTTCAATCAGTCTAGTAAGTGAACGCAGCCTAGTGCTTCGGCCCCCGCCCGAGCGCCAGCCCTTGCGCGAATTCCAGTGCGTTCGCCGGGTGCTGCTTGCCCGACGCAACGTCGGCGGCGTACTGCGCAGTGGCACCGGCCTGACCGAGCCCGGGGATGTGCAACCCCATGCCGGCGGCGTTCGCGATGTCTTTGATCGGCGCGTTCGCGTGTTGCCCCGTCGCGATGCGCGCGACATCCTTACCTGCCGTCACCATCGTATTGAGCCACGACTCTACACCGACCTGACCCGCGTGGCTGTAGCCTTCGACCATCGCCGCGGCGTCGCGCACGAAGGGCACCATGCCGGCGACTTCGACACCGATCGACTTCGCGATCCAGTGCGCCCACCCGTCTTTATCGTTCGGCGGGCCGTCGGTCAGATACCCGGCCCAAAGCGCCGGCACGATCAACGCCATCATGCCGCGCGCGAGCGTCTGCGGGTTACTGATACCCGCCGTCTTCAGCTTGTCGACGATATCGGCGGTCTGCCCGTAGGTGTTGTTCATGAACCCGTACAGCGTCGTGAACATCTTGACCGCTTCCGACGAGTTGTTGATCACCATCGAGCGCGCCGACGCGATGTTGCTGCCGTGAGCTTCGCGCACGACTTTGCTCGCGTAGGCAACCGCTTGTTCTTCCGTCATCGGCTTGCCGGTGCCGCCCATGTTTTTCGGGATGCCTTCGGTAATCGCGCGGTCGTATGCCGCCCACGCCGTCGGTACGGCCGTCATCATGTCGGACCATGCCACGGCGGCGTGGCCGAAGCGCTCGCCCTTCGCGATCTTGCCTTCCGGCTCAAACAGGTTTGCCGACATCGCTTTGAAGTCGCGGTCTTGCTGCAGCAAGCGCGCGCGGATCTCAGGAAACTTTTCCTGCGCGCCCTTGATCTCGGCGGCGTAGTTCGTCCCCATCGCGGCGAAGCGCGACAGCAGATACTTTTCACCGCCGCCGGTGAAGTATCCGCCGGTCTTGATTGCGGCCGAGCCGCCGTGCTTGAGCACCGTCGAGATCCGGAACGCGATGCCGTTGATCACCATGCCGGTGCGCGTGTACTGCAGGATCTTGCCGAGCGCGCCGATCTCGCGGTCCTGGTTGTCGGCGTTGGCGGTCTTGCCGAGCCATTCCTGCAGCGAGCGGTAAGCTTCCGGGCCGTAGGTCTTTTTGAACTCGCGCGCAAAGTCGCCGTTGGTGATGATCTTGTGCACGTCGATCAGCGCTTCGCGATACGCGAGATCGTGGATTGTCTCGTGCATCGTGCGCGGGATCGTATGGAAGTCGAGATCCACGACGTCGTTATATCCGTGGTTTCGCGCGTTGAGCGACCCGTTCGTCGTGGTGTCCGGGCGATAGTAACTCTTACCGAATAGCCCTTCGCCCGGGTCGATCGCACGGCCGGCGGCTTCTTTCTCGCCGCGGCGCGAGCGCAGCGGGTCGTACTTGATCGCGGCATACCCGCCGCGCATCTCGCCAAATTGCGTCTTGAAGGCGCGCGGCTCGATGCGTTCCGGCGACGTGTTGCCGAGTCGCTGGTTCATCGCGACCATATCCGGCCAGTGCTTATCGTACTGGTCCCACACGGATTGCACCGCTTTCCAGTCCTTCTCGGTCATGTTCTGGTGCAGGAACGACCAGACGTCTTGTGGGTTCCACTTCCACCCTTGCGTCATCTTGTCGAAGTTCGACTCATTGCCGACGTGCAGCGCGATGCCGAGCATCCGGCCGCGCGTCATGCGTAGCGGTTCGCCTGGTCGGTTCACGTCCATCAGCTTCGTGTTCGTCACACCATCGCGCAAGCTGTCTTGCCACTTGCGACCTAGGTGATCGGCCATCTTTTGGAAGTCGTCAGACATACCCTTGAGCATGTCGACTTCGTGATAGTTGGCATTGAACACCGGTTCGTAGATCGCTTCGCCGAACGGCCCGAGCAGCTCGTGCATGTCGTACTGATTGCGCTTGTATTCCTGTGGCTTCAGTTGTGCGCGAAGCGCGCGCAGCTGCGACGACAGGTGATCAAGCGCGATCTTGAACGGGTTGTCGCTGCGGTCGCTCGGCTTGTCGAAAATCTCGGCGTCGGTGAACTTCTGCCCGCGTTCCTGCATTTTTGGGATCAGCTTCTCGTTCACGTATTGCGCGATGTCTTGGCGCTCGCCGTTGATCATTGCGGTCTTGCGGTCGCGGCCGATCTTTTCCAGCGACTTCACGGCGTCGGTCAGTCCGCGGAATGCTTCGAGCGGCATGTCGCCGTACGGCTGGCGATAGGCCGGGTTCATCATCTCGGGCGTGACGTTCGGCGCCATGCCGAGCGCGGTCTGCGACTCGACCCACTTTTCGAGGTTGATCTGCTGGCGTGTCGGCGTGTCGACGGGATTCTTGCGCAGGTCGAAGCGACCGAGCATGTCGTCGATCTGATCGCGAATGTCGACGTCGAGCTTGCCGCGCACGCTGTCTTTGTTGAACTTCTTCAGGTAGTCGAGCGCCTTGACGACTTCGGCCGCCGCGTTGCGCGCCGTCTTCTCAAGCTGGTTATTCAGCAGTTGATTGCGCTTCTGCGTCGCGGCTTCGGTCAGGTCACCTTTGACGCGCGCAGCGTCGGCGGCCTTGCCGGCGCGCGCTTCGGCGGCGGCGTACTTCGCGGCGTTGATGTCGCGCACGCGTTGCTTCGCGATCGACATCTCGGCGACTTGCTTCGCCGCGTCGACGAGCGGGCGCACCGGGCCCGTCGCCTTGCTGAGCGCCTTGAGTTCGGTCGCGACAAAGCGCGTGCGCACTTCGTTGTGGATCGCCTGATTCGCGGCGGCGTTCATCGCCTGTGGTGACGTGACATCGCCGTACTTTTCGAGCATGCGCTGATCGGTGAGCGCTTCGACAACCGACTTGACCGACTCGGCGTTGGCAATCGCCTTCGTCATGTCGGCCGCATTGTTGAAGCCGAAGCGGTCGGCGACGATATCCGCCGGCACCGGATCGGCCTTGTTCGCCTGCTCGATCATGAAACGCTGCGCGGCGTACACCGGCTCTTTCGCGACTTCGGCCGCAACCTGCTCGCGCATATCGCGACGCTTCGCGGCGACGTCTTTCTGCACTTCGCGCAGCGCGCGGTTCTTCGAGATCTCGGTGAAGCGCATGTCGCGCAGCGTGCGCGCGGTCAATTCGTCCGATGCTTCGAGCGTCGCCTCGTTGCCGAGCGCGTGGTACGCCTGGAACTCGTCCGGCGTCATGTTCGCTTCTTCGGGCGTCTTGAACATCGGACCCATAGCGCGCTCGGCTTCGGCCGTACGGATCGCGTCGTTCGTGGCGAGCAGCCGGTCGAACACGCCGCGCACTTCCGGCGACAGTTGCACGTGCAGGTTCTGCAGCGACTTATAGACGTTAACCATCCACGCGCGCACGCGCTGGAATACGCCTTGCAGTTCCGGCGTCGGCGCCTTGCCTTCGAACAGATACGACTCGAAGCCGCGCGCGAACTGCTCGTGCATCGGGCGCTTTTCTTCGAGCGACATGTTGCGCCATGCTTCCGGCGTCGTGCCGAGCCATTGCATCGTCGTGGCAAAGTCTTTCGCGACTTGCGGGTCTACCGACGGCTGCTCAGTCGTGGTTTGAGGCGCGGGTTCGTCCGGCGTGGCGCGCGTCGTCGCGGCTTGTGTGCGCAATTCAGCTTCTTTCGCGCGCAACTCTTTCGCCTGCTCCGGGTCCCCGAATTCGCTTTCCTGATCGGCTGCGGCGCGCGCGTAGTGATCGGCGCGGCGTTCCATCCCCTTCGCCTTTTCCGCATTCGTTACCGGCTTGCGGTTCGCCATCTCGGCAGCGTAACGGCGGTCGCGCTCTGCATGAAGCGCTTCTGTGGCGACGCCCGGTGATGTCGTACCGTCCGGATTCGGGAAATCCTGTACAAGCCCAGCATCTTTCAACTTCTGCCAGTCGTCAGGATGAACCATGCCTTCGCGCAATTCTCTGCCCGGTCCGAGATCGCCGACCTGCTGGATCGTCGTATCGGAAAGCTTCGCGAGAGGGTTGTCGCTGTGCGCTTCGACACCTTTCGCCATGTGCGAAAGCATCTCAAGGTGGAAGTGCCCGAGTTCGTGAACGAACGTGCTTAAATCTGCGTCTTTGTTGAGCGTGATCGTGCTCGGCGACTTGCTGATGTCGTCGGCGAATGACAGCTTGCCGCGTGCGGCTTGGTTTACTTCGTTCGGCGCTTGCGGCGGGCGATACATCGACTCGCTGACTTCGTAGTCTTTGTTCTTTCCCTTGTTCTCGACGAACCCGAATTGCTTATAGAAGTCTTTCAGCCGCTTAACCGACGATGCGCCGAAGTCGGTCGACGGCGTAAGTTCAACGCGCTTGCCTTGACTGTCAGCGTACGCCGTAACGTCGCGCATGAATTGCGAGCCGGCACCCTGCCCGCGCGAGTCTTCCGGCACGACGACTTTCGACACCTTGACGGCGTTCGCGTTTTCGCTGACTGCGTGCGAAATGCCTTGCTCGCCCCACTTCGCTTTTAGGTCGTCGAGCGACGGCTTCGCCGCCTGATCAACCGAGTTCGCACCCGGCGCTTCGTCGGCCGCAATCCGCAGCGGGTAGCGCTCGAACATCGATTCGGGTGACAGCCCCGCGCGGGCGCCGGCTGCGGTATAGCTGTCGCGCACGAGCGCGGCGTACACCTTGTTCACATCCGGCCGGAAGCGGTTTGCCTGCGTCAACTGGTCGAGCACGTTGTCGTGCACGGCTTGCGCCGACTTCGCGATCGCGTCTTCGTTCTGCTTGTCCGTGACGACGCCTTCGGCGGCTTGCTTGAACGTGTCGACGTGCGACTGATAGAACTCCTGCGCCTGCAACTGCGTCATGCCGTCCGGGTCGGTCTTCAGGTGCGGCATGATCGCGTCTTGCATCGGTCCGCCCGCGATGTGCGTCGCGAAGTCTTCGACCGGGATCTGCACATCGCCGCCCGTCGACAGCGCTGTCGGCAACTGCTCGGCGACGCGCGGCATCGTGGCTTCGACGTCGCTGATCTTGAGCCCCGACTGCTGCAGCGCGTTCGCGAGCGCGGCGCCGTCGACATAGACGTTTTGCACCGGGCCGTTCTCGTTCGCTTGCGCTACGAAATCCTTGAACGCTTGCGGGTCGCGCGTGCGCAGCTTCGAGTTAGCTGCCGACGTCGCGAGATCCGAAAGCGTCGCCGCGTCAGCCGCGGCCGTATCGGCCCGCGCCGCGTCGCGCATCCACCCGCCGGCCGCGCGGCCCGCGCCGTGCAGCGAAAATACGGTGTTTAACCCGTAGTCGAAAACCTTCTGCGCGGTCGAGCGGTCGTCGAACGGGTTCGTGCCGCCGATCGCGTCCATCATCGCATTCACGCCGACGGCGCGCGCGAGCGTCTGCACGATCGTGTTATCGGGCAGGATGCGCCCGGCTGCGCCGAAGACGCCACCCATCTCGGCGCCGTGTGCGCCGGCCATGCCTAGCGTAGTCAGCGCGGCTTCAGGGCTATTCTGATTCAGTGCGTCGCCGGTCGCGGTGAGCGCGGTCGCGAGCCCGAGCGTTGACGCCTGCGCGCCGACATCCTTCGCGGTCGCCTTCAGGAACGACTCACCGGCCGTGTGCTCTAGCACCTTGGCGCCGCCCTTCTCGACGGCCATCTCGGCGAGCTTGAGCGGTGCACCGATCATGAAGCCGGCGAGGTTACCGGCGCCGCTCGCGACACCGCCCGCGGTCGTCTGCGCGGGCCCGTTGACGTCGGGTGCAAGCCCGGCCGTGAACGAGTTTTCGAAGCCTTGCGCGAACTGCGTCGGGATCTCCGACATACCGCCGACGGCATCGCGCATCGAGCCAACCGGGATATTGTTCTGCTTCGCGTAGTTTTGGATGAACGCCTGCGCAGCGCCCGCGCCTTGCGCGTTGCCTTCAGCCGGGCCGAGCCCGAGCAGGTTGCGCCCCCAATTCACGATCCGTTCGCGGTACGGCAGCGGCGTGTTGTCCGGCACAAGAAAGCCCGTCGTGCCTGGCGCGAGCGGTACGGTGTTGCCCGCCGGTCCCAGGTTCGCGGTCGACTGCTCGACCGACTGCAAGCCGGGAATGTCGTCGTGCGCGATCTTCGCGTTGTTCAGATCCTGATAGAACGCGGCCGTCGTCGGGTATTGCTTCGCGAGCCCTTTCCAGTCGGTGCTTTCCACGGCCGCGCGCTGCTTGACCTGATCCGGGAATGCGCGAACGCTTTCGATCGGCGTGCCGGTCTGCTTCGCGAGCTGCGACAGCGACGCTTCGAGATCCGGATTCGCGCCGATCGAAAGCGCGATATTGCTCTGCGCGGTCTGTGCGGTGTTCTGCAGATATGCCGCGGCCGGGCTAACCGTAGGCGCGGCGGGTGCTGCCGGCGCCGCCGCGTCGGGCGTGAACGGGTTCGGCGTGGTTTGCTGCGGTTGAACGGCGCCTTGTGCGGTCGTGCCCGGTACGGTCAAGTCAGCCATTAGTTCGCGCTCATTTTTTGTTGCGTTGTTTTGAAGTGCCAGTAAGCGCCGAGCAGCTGGCCCGGCGACGGCTTCGCGACGCCGTTCGCCTTGAAGTCGGCGGTGAGCTTCGCGCGCACGTCATCCGGAATCTGGTCCGGCGTCATCGACATCATGTTTTGCGTCGTGTCCGGCCGGTTGACTGAGAACACGCCGAAGTCGAGTTTATTACGGAACGTGACCGACTTAGCGAATAGCCCGTCGATGTGATTCTCGATGTCGACTTCGGTGAACTTCTTCCCGGCTTCTTTCTGTGCGTCGAGCAGGCTCTGCGTCACGAACTGGCGGATCGCGCCGACCTGTGACACCGCTTCGGGGTCGGAGTTGAAGCCGACCGATTTCGGGTACGGGTTGATCCCCATCGTCTGCAGGCGCTGCGTCAGAGTCTCGTTCATCGCGCGCAGGTTCACCGAGCCGGGTGCGTTCGTGCCGGTGTTGTTGATCAGATCGGCGCGGATCTGCGACAGGTGTTTGAAGTCGTCGACAGAGAAGTTCGGCGCCTGCGTCTGCCACTGGTCCGGCGTCATGCTCGACATCATCTTCGGGTTCGTGATCAGCGTCTGGTAAAGCGCGGTGTTCGTCGTGTTCGTGCCTTCGGCCATCGTCTTCGCGTACGACATCACGTCCTTCAGATCCGCCGGATTCAGCGCCGCGAGATCCGCCGGGTTCACCGACTGGATGTTGCCGCGGTTCTGCGACAGCGTGCGATAGACCTGCGCGACGTTGGCGGTGTCCTTCTGCGCGATGGCGGCGGTCTGCTCGTCGTACTGCTGACCAGCGAGCGTCACGGCTTGCGCCATCCATTCCGGCTTCTGTTGCAGGATCGGATCTGCACGTACCTGATTAATCACGTCGAGCTTCGACGGGCGAGCGGCGACGGCCGTACCCGACTGGTATTGCGCGACGTTCTTCTGCACGTACGCCTGCGTTTCCTGCGGCATGTTCGCGAGCCACGCGCCCGGCGTGCCGGCGGCGTTGGCCTTCGCGACTGCGGCGTCGACGGTGCCTTCGCCGCCGTTATATGCCGCCCATGCCTTCGCCGGGTCGCCGTACTTCTGCACCATCGCTTGCAGTTTCTGCACACCTACGCGGTTCCATTCGGCGGGGGTATCGCTCTGCGCCGGCTGAATACCATAGCCGGGTTGCGCTGCGGTTGCCGGCGTGACTTGCATTTTGTAACGCGCACCCGCCGACGAAGTAACGATCGACCCGTCTGCGTTCGTGTCCTTGTTGCCCGATTCGCTCTGCGCGGTGATCGCGACCATGCGATCGATCGGACTGTTCGACAGCGCCGGACCGACGGTCGACATCACGCGCGAGACGGTGTTCGCCGCGGCTTGCGTGCCGAGAAAGCTATTCATCTTGCCGTTGACTTTCAGGATGTCGTCGGCCGTCATCTGGTCGCTGTACTTCTTCAGTAGCCCGTTCGCGTATGTCGTCTGGCCTTGCTGCAGTGCGGTGTCGATCGCGCCGGTCAGCGCGTTGCTCGTCATCGTGCGTTGGTTGGCTTCGATCTCGGTCGCAGCCAAGCCGTTGATCTGGCCGGCTTGATACACGGCCGCTTTGATCGACTGCAGCCCGTTGTCGATCTGCGTCGGATTATTGAAGGCGAGCCCGACCTGATCGGTTGCGAGCTTGATCGTGCCGTTCTGCGTCGACAGCGCGTATTGCTTGAACTGCTGGCCTTCCCATTGCGTCGTCGCGCCGTGGAACTGCGTCGTGATGTCGTTCGCTTGCTGCTGAAACATGCGTTGCTGCATCGGGTTCGCGAGCGAACTCGCGAGCGTCGAAGCGGTGTCGTTGAGCTTGCCGGTGTATTCATCGGCCAGGCTCATACCGCTGTCGCGCTGCAGCGCCTTAACACCCGTCTGCGACGTGACACCCGTCTGCGGGTTGTACATCAAGTCTTGCTGTTGTGTCTTGAGCTGGTTGAGCGCGTCGTTCACCCGCGTCTGATTCGCGAGATTCTGCGCGTCGATCGCCATCTGCGACTGCGCATTCGCGGCTTGCCCGAGCGCGTCGCCAGCTTGCGAAAGCTGCTGCGTTCCCTGATTCAGTAGCCCGGCGGTGACGGCCGTCGTCGACTGTGTGTCGGGGTTGACGGTCGGCGTGACCGCTTGTGAAGGATCGAGCGACGGAACTACGGGCATTTATTCGACCCCTGCACGTTGATTGCGATACCAGTTAGACGCGACGCTCGACGCGCTCGTGAGCAGCGATGTGGCACCCGCCAGCGTCGGACTGACCGAAGACGCTGCGGCGCTATACTGACCGGCCGCGCGCACGTCGTTGTCTTCCTGCTGGTTGTAACCCATTGCGGCGCGCGCAGCGTTCGCCGTGATCGTCTGTACGTTCTGATCGGTGACGAACTTCGTCGACGCCTGCACGTTCGTGGCCGTGCCTGCGGCGTTCACGTCGATGCCATTCGCCGCCATCGCCGCGCGCTGAGACGCGACGGTCTGCGCGCCTTTCGTCTCGGTGTTGGCGACCGATGCCGCGCCGCTCGTGTATGCGCTCGCGGCGGCTTGCTCGGCGATCAGCGCGTTCGTGCGCGCCGTTTCGGCCTGCGCGTTGTCGGCCGTGATCGTGTTGTGTGCGCCGCCGAGCGCGCCCATCAAACTCATGACGGTGCCGGCCGCGCCGAGCGCGAGTGTGGTGTTGCCCGGCGTCATGACGTTCGGGATCGCGGGCGCAGCCGAGCCGCCGCCGAATGCGTACGGCGCCCCCGAGCCGGTCGTCGCGCTTCCCGACAGATTAGGCAGACACATTATCTTTTTATCCCGAAGCGGTGAAACGGTAAGCCGAAAGCCCCGTAAGGCTCGGTTTCAGCGTTCACCGTGAAGCCGAGACGCGCGAGCCAGTAGACAGATTTCAGGCTGCGCGCGTCAACATAATTCAGCAGCGTGGCGTATTTGGCGCTCATTAAGTGAACGTAACGCCGGCCGAGCTTCGTGAGTTGCTTCGGCGCGCGCTCAAGCGCGGGCGTGCCGAGCATCCACGGAACACCGAAGCCGTCGGCCGGTGTCACACCAAATAGCCCGGCCGGCTCACCGTCGACTTCAATCGTCCATAGCATCGCCGCGATCTCGGCACCGTTGCGCAGCACGGCGAGCGCGTCGCGGTGCCCGGCTGATGCGTGGATCTCGTCGACGTCGGCCGTGCGCAGATCCGCGGCGATGGTTTCAATGTCACCCGCGCGCACGTCGCGCACGATCAGCTTCGCCATTTATCCCCCGATTGCTGCTTCGATTGTCATCGACGCCACGATCAGCGGTAGCGGATCGCTCTGACGAATGCAGACCGATCCGTCTTGCTGCCACGACGGCGTGAGCGTGATCTCGATCTCGCCCGTCACCATTGCGGGCGGCGAACCGTACGGCTCGGTCGTGCGCTGCTTGAACTGTGTGAGCTTCGCGAACGACGGGCCGGCATATACACCCGACGAGTTGTGCACTCGCAGCCACACCTTATTAACGTTCTTCGCCCGGCCCTGGCCGTAACCTTCAGTCGCGAACGAGAACGGCAGCGTCTGCAGGTCTGCCGTGATCGGCAAGCCGACGACGGCAATGTTCGCGGCGTGCGACAGTGATACGGCGCCGTTTTTCACGACTTGCTGCGGCGCGACCGCGCCGTCGGCCAGGATGCTCACCGTCTTGCCTTCGAGATGACTGAGCCCGACGACCGACGTGATCCCGTTGCCGACGACCTGCACACCGCAGTCGACGAAGAAGCTGTCGGTGAGCTTGTCGACCTGGCGCGTGTGCATGCGCTCGACGTAGCGCACCTGGCGCCCGTTGACTGTGCGATTGACGATCGCGTAGAGCACCGATTCGGCGCCTTCGGTCACGACGCACACCGATTCGAATTTGCCGTCGGTGTCGTGGTGATGCCATGCCGACACCTTATGCGTCGGTGAATATGTCAGCCCGAGCAGCGTACCGTCGGACGATACGCACCAGACGATCGGGTAAGGCGCCTTCGCGTACGCCATGTCGACGATCGTCTTGAAGTCGAACAGGTGCGGCGCCATCAGGCTAATGTCTTGCGTGACATAGCCGCCGGCGTAGTAGTTATACGTCATCTCGCCGACGTGGCCGCCCATCGCGAACGCATAGAGCAGCGAGTTGCTAACCGTCACCGGCACGACGTTCGACGCGCCGTTATAGCCTTGCGGCTGCACTGATACCGTGCTCGGCGTGATCGCCTGCGTCGCCGAGCCGTTCGCGGTGACCGCCCATTCGGAACTAGACGTAAGCAGCACCAGCTCGGACAGTGGCACGATGTGCCGGATCGTGTTCGACTCGCGCGCGGCAATGCGGTAATTCAGCGCGTCAGTGTCGCGCGACGGCAGCGACGCCGAGAGGTTTGACTCGGTGCCGGTGCGCGTCATCCACGTCGTTTGCGGTAGGGTAATCGTGCCCGCGAACACGCGGCGCTGCTGGTGATAGCCGACCGCGCCGGGATAGTTGTTGACGCCTGAAAACGGGTTCGTCAGTTCGGGCGGCGTCGTGCCGGTGTCCGGCGTGATGTTGTTGTCGATGATCGTCAGGTCTTCGGTCTGACCGATGAACGAGAAACTGCCCTGGAATTTCCGATAGACGTTGTACCGGCCGGCGCCAGTTGCCGCGCCCCAGGTGATCGTATTGTAATAACCCGCGAGCGTCAGATCGTTCACGCACCCCGCGATGGTCGCTGCGGGCGACTCCTCATTCGTGCCGGCCGCGAGCGACGTGACGACGTAGGAATACGCGACGAGATTCGGCGTGCCTGTCGTGCCGAGCGTCGCGACTGCGGCGACACCGGGCGGCGCCGGCACCGTCGACACGAAGCTGATCAGCGTCAGCGTCCAATTCGTCGGACCGAGCCGGCGCAGTTCCATCGGCGGGTGCGCCGGGTGCGTGATCGTCAGTACGTCGGCCGACTGCACATAATGCAGATCAAACAGATCCGCTTCGGCGTACGGTGTCGAGATCTGATAGACGCGCGCGACCGAGCCGCCGACGCCACTGATCCGCGTCATGTCGATCGCAACGCCCGCCGGGTCGACGAGCGCGAAGGCGTTCGGTCCGGCGCCGAAGACGACACCCCACATCGGCGCCCCGGCGGCGTTGGCGACGTACACCCAATCCCCATTCGAATAGCCGTGCGGCACAGGCGTCGTCACTGAGTACGGGCCGATCGTCGCAACCTGGCCCGCTTCGAGCAGCGTCGCGCCGTTCGTGTGAAAGCGGATATACCCGACACCGAATTCGAGCACCATCGTCTGTGTCGTGCTGTACGAAAACGGGATCACCCGCGTTTTCAGCACGCTTTCGAATGTCTCAAGCACGAACGCCGTGCCGGCGCGGTTCGTCGCCGGGCCGTGCGGCAAGGTGATGAAATTGCGGCAGAGTGCGAGCCCGGTTTGAAACTGGTCGAGATCGACGCGGCCGTACAGTTCCGGCGTGATTTCGCCGGCAGCGAACGAGCGGGATAGATTGCGGACGTTTGGCATTATCGAATCGAGATCCACGGTGCGTTGCGCTGCGACTGCGTGCGCGAGCGGCGGCGGTTGTTCGCGTCGCTGGTCTTCGCGATCGACAGGCTTGTCGCGAATCCCTGCATCATCGACTTCGCCATCGCGGCACCCGCGTCGCCCTTGATCACCGGGCCCGCGAGATACGCGGCGAGTAGCCACGCGATCGTGTCGACGACCTGCGCCGGGAACTTCGTCGTGTCGGTTATGCCGGCGACGTAGCGTACTTGAGCGTTTTCGAGATTCGTGTAAATCACCGAGACGCCGGCCGTGTTCGTTTCCAGTTCGTACGGGATCGGATCGGTCGGCAGCGCCGACCCTTCCCAATGGTTGCAACGTTCATCGGTCGGGTAGAGCGTGAGCGCAACCGGGTCGACCAGATCGATGATGTTGCGGCAGTTGTTCGGCGCCTGATAGACAAACGCGAAGCCGGGTGGCGGTGTATCGGTGAGCAGCGCGAGATTCGCGCGACGTGTGGCGAACCCCCATTCATGCGCTTCGAGCACGATGTCGCGCGCGAGCGGGTAGAAGCGCTGGCAGTGTTCGGCCTGCGCGCTTCCTTCCGGCGGGTTGATGCTCGACACCGTGGCGTCGTCGCCGAGATGCCCTAGCGCCAGGTTGCAAATGTCGACTTCTGATGCCACGGCCATTCTCCTAAAACAAAACGGGAACCCGCGGGCTCCCGTTTTTACTCACCTGAGCGCCGCGCCGCTTACGCCAGATCGTGCGCAGGATTGGGCGGCATCGCACCGATCGGGTTGTTGCCGGTCGTGCCCGTCACTTCGTTCTTCTTTGCGCGCTTGACGGGTTTGCCGTCGGCGCGTTCCATCCACGTTTCCGAGAACAGGCTTTCGTCTGCGATCTCGAATTCGTCGCCTGGCTCGCGGAAGTGACCGTATACGCCCTTCTCGATCGCGATAACTTTGATGCCCATGTCCTAACCCTCGAAAAGCCCGGCCGAAGCCGGGCGCCCCTATTACGAGACGGTGTAACCCTTCGCGTAATCGGTCGTACCGTTGATCGTCTGCAGGTCTTCGACCAAGCCGGCGGTGATCGAGCCGGCAGTCGCGGACGAGCCGCCGACCGTGTAGATCAGACCGACGTAGCGGCGATACTTGCCGTACGGCATATCGATTCCGATCAGACGCGCCTTCGCCGTAAGCGCGGCGAGCAGGATCGCGCCGGTCGTGTAGTGCGTGATCACGTTCGTCGTCAGTGCGGCGTCATCGGCCGACACCAGCGCGATCGTCAGCGACGTCAGCGTGGCGAAGTTGACCGAGCCGACTTGTGCGAACAGGCTGATGTCTTGCCCGTCGCCGATGCCCGACTTCGTATTCGGTCCGCCCGACGGCAGGGTGTCGATGACGTTCGACGAATTCGCCGTAGCCGTGATGGCCTGCGAATCCGAGAACAAGGATTGTTGATCCATGATCATGATGTGCTACTCCTTTGTTCGTTTGCAGAGCGGGCCGAGGCCCGCGCAGTGGATTCGCTTAGACGACTCGCGTTTCGGTGGACAGCAGCGCGTCGACGATCCGGATCGGAATACCCAGGAACGACGTCGTGATCTGCCCTTGTGCTTCCGACACGCTCAACGCGTTCTGCGACTTGTTCAGTGCTTGAACGCGCAGCATCTCGCCGACCGTGCGGTTGACGTAGAACACCGGACGACCCATGCCCTGACGCGGAATGCGCGCGGTCATGCGGATCATCGTCTGGATCAGATCGACTGGCGACGTGCCGTTGACGCCAGGGAACGTCGGCGCCGTTGCGATCGTCGTCAGATCCGCCACGTTGATGTTCGCGGCGCGCACGACATAGCGCCAGTCTTTCAGCGCGATACCACACTTCCATTGCCAGCGATCAGCCACGGCGCGGAAACGGTTGTTGTTCGAATCGAACGCGTCGATCGTGCCGAGGTCTTCGTGGAACACGCCGGCCTTCGAGCCCTTCGGGAAGATGCCGGTGACGGTCTGATCGCCCCAGTTCATCAGCCAGATCGAGCAGTTGTTCGAACCGGTGCCGCCGCAGTCGATGATGTTGTTCGCGTTGCCTGCGCCCGAGATCGTGCCGTAGCGCGTCGCGAGACCGGTGAAGCGTTCCGGATTGACCGACACGTCGCCGTAGAACAAGGTCGACGCCATCGTTTCGTTCATCGCTTCAAGGAACGAGCTGGCTTCGGACAGGCGGAACGCGGCCGTGTTGCCATTCAGGTTCGCGACGTCGACGTCGATTTCGTTGCGTGCTTCGAGCATGCCCGTTGCTTCGTCGACCTGCGCGCGGGTCGACTTGCTCGGCGGCACACCGCCGTAGAGCTTGCGCCACACGACAGTCGGCAGACCCGTACGCACGGTCGTGCGGTGACCGGTCGGGAGGTTGCCTTCGGCCCACACGGCGTCGAGCAGGATCTCGTTCGTCTGGTTCAGCAGTTCGATCACGTCGGCGGTCGCGCCGGACGGGTCGAGCGATTTCGCTACGTCGAGCAGCGTCGGATTCTTTGTACCAAGTACGGCCATGATTTACGCCCCTTTATTTCATGTTCGGATAGAGGCGGTTCTCAAGCGGCGTCGTGGTGCGGTCTACTTGCCCCGCGTTGCCGCTGATAATGCGCCCGTCTTCACTGATTGCCTTGCCGGCCTTAACCATGAACCGGACGATTTCCGGATGATTGCCAAGGCCGCTTTGATTCAGCAGCGTTTTCAACTCAGGCGAACCGAAGTTGTCGAGCGCTTTCTTTGCGACGGCCAGGTTCTCGGGCAGCTTGTCGCCGCCGATTTCCTTGTCGGCCGTGGTCTGTTCAGCCCACTGCGCCGTCATCGCTTTCTGCTGCTCGGCGACTTGAGCCGCAAACCCTTGCGCCTGTTTGGCGCCGAGATCCGCGAGCTTCTGCGCTTCGTCCTGCGTCAAGCCCTTCTCTTTGGCGAACGCCTTCAACTCGTCAAGCGCTTCGCCTTTCAGGTCAACGCCTTCGGGCAGCTTGAATTCGTATTCGACGGGTGCAGCTTCGGTCGGCTTCTCGCCTTCCTTCGGTGCTTCGCCATCGGCGGGCTTCGCCGTTGCTTCCGTTGCCGGCGCGGTGCTGGCTTCGGTTGCGGTTGTTGCTGCTTGGCTTTCGGGTGCGGTGACGGGCGCTGCCGTCTCGCTGGCCGTAGTTGCCGGTGCCGCTTGGCTTTCAGTGATCGGGTCAGCCATTTGGTTTTTCCTTTACCTGTGCTTCGTTCGCCATCTGCGCGTAGAGCCCGGCGCCGCCTTCGATCGAATGGATCTGAGCGACGAGCCGTAGCGCAATGCTGCGTTTACCTTCGTTGAAAATCGACCAGTTGGTATTGCCGTCGAAAGACTGCTGGTACAGTCTCGCGTCGCCGAGCAGGCGCCACATGAAACGACGGCCGCGCTTTCCGCTCATGAGCCAGCGCACGTCATCCAACTCGATCGCCAATTCGAACCGTGATTGCTCGCGCGCGTTGGCGCGTTGCTCGTCGATTGCGGTGAGATCAGTCGGATTAAAGTCGTCGCTCATGGTGAGCGGAATATAAAGGCCGCGTTCAGAGGTAAGTGAACGCGGCCTTTATCTGCGTTACGTCGTCGAGATACGCATCCAGTAACCGCCGGTTGCGTTGTACTGCAAGATGCCGCATTGATCTTGCGACAACACCAGCGTCGATGCGCCGGCTCGACCGGTGTAGTTCACCGTGAAGCTGACGGCAGCGGATGCCGAATTGACGAAGATCCGGATCTGGCCGTCTTCCGGTGCGGCTTCGACGGTGATCGTGCCGGCGCCCGCGCCGGTCCACTCGGTCGTGGATGGTGCCGACGGGTTCGCGAGCGTCGTCCCGCTCGTCGACGTGCGCGCGATCTTCAGGTTGATGCCGTAGAAGTAGCCGCGCAGATAGCGCGTCGTCACGCTGCCAAGGTTGTAATTCTGGTCCGTGACTGGTGACAAGCTGCCCGCATTGAACGCGAGCAGGTCGATCCCGTTGATCGTGTAGCGCGTACCGGGCGGCGAGCCGGTGCCGATCTTGTCGGTGCCGAAGTGGAAGTTGCCGCCCGCGTACCACATCCCGCCGAACGAACCATTAGCGAGCCCGGCGTCGATCGTCTGCCAGATCCGCAGCGTCTGGTTATTCGTCCCCCGGCGCACCGACAGCACATCCGGTGAATCCATGAAGATGTTGCAGGCGCTCGGTATGTCGGTCGCGGCCGGGATCACGCGCGCGGCGCCCGGCCATCCGGCCGTGCCTGGCGTGGTGTTCGATGCGTGGTACGACTTCATTGCCGTGTACGCGGCTTTCTTCGTCGAACCGTCGTACTTGATCAAACCGTAGTTCGACGTGTTGACGCCACCGAGATCCGAGCCGGTGCCCGAGTCTGCCGTATCGGCGAACAGCGTATAGAGCAACACCGCTTGAATGTTGTACGTCACGCGGTTGCTAAACCACACGGCATATTGCGACGTCAGGTAGCTCGCCTGATTCGCTTCCGTGTCGATCGTGCCCCACTCCGAGACGATCGTCGGCAAGCCATTGCACCGGCTTTGCAGCAAGGCGAGCACGTTCGGGTTCGGCGTGCCGGACGGCGGTGCATCCGGACAATACGATCCGGTGCCCCCGGTGCGACCCTGCCGGTGATTCGACGGGCCGGCGAAGACGACGTTGTTCATCGTCTTGTACCAGTGCAGGCACACGAAATCGAACGGGATCGGCGTCTGCGTGATCGCGCCGGTCGTGTCCATGCCCTTGATGAGCATTTCCTGCACGACATACGAATACGGGTTGCCGGTCGCCATGCCGCACTTGGCGGTCGGAATGATCGACTTAATACCCGCGATCATGCCGCCGACCAGCCCGCGCAGCATCTCGATCGCAGCCGGGATAAAGTCGGTGCGCACCGAGCCGTCAGGCCCGAACCCGTCGATCGGATTGACCGCGCTCGCATTGCCCTGCTTGTCGATCCGGCAGATAAAGTCGAGCTCGTTCGTACATTCCCAGATGATCTTCGTCGGGTCGCTGATGCCCGCGACTGCCGCGTTCGCCATCGCGATACCGAGCGTCTGGCCGGCGCTGTAGTTCGCCGCATAGGTCGTATTCACGACGTTGTAGCTGGCCGGCGTGATGACGATCAGTGGCGTACAGCCGTTCGCGATCCACGAATTGATGATCGCCAGGTTGTTCGAACTAGACAGGTTCGCCGCGGTCGTCATGTCCGTGCGCATGATCTGCAGACCGAGATCCGAGATCAGCGACGCGTAGCTCGATGGCGTCATCGCCTGGTACGGCGCCCATCCGCGATTCAAGTGCGTATTGAGCCCGAAGAAACCCGACGGCGTGGGCGCGGTCGACGCCTGCTTCGGCGCCCAAAAGTTACCGGTGTTCGGATCGTAGGCGGCTTCGCCGATGTTGCCGAGCGTCGCGGCCGGCGTGCCGGTCGTGATGTTCGGGCCGCGAAAGCTGTTCGTTGCGCCGTCGATGCCGTCACGCCCGCGCAGCGAGCCGACTGACTGTGCGCCGTACGTGCCGCCGGCCTTTTGATAGTACTGATACGACCCGTTCGGATCGGTGTCGAGATACAGCGTGCCGTTCGGCTTGCCGTCGCCGTCGTTCGGCGCTCCGACCCCGCTTGTCCAGCCGACGCCTGGCGAGCCCGCACCGCCCGCGCCGGTGTACGCGGTCAATACTGACGCCGGCACTTGAACGAGCTGGCCGTCTTGAATCAGCGTCAGCTTGTCATTGTCGGACAGCGGACGGGTGGACTGTTGCGGGTGCATGGCATACCTCTAACCGTAAATTCGATTAGCGATCGGCTTC